TCGAACGTGTTCTGGAAATAACCTTCACGGTACATACCCGCCTGGAACTTATAGCCGTACTTCTTAACGGAACGCTCAAAGGCTCCGTCAGCGCATGAATCCGTGGTTTTGTAGTCAACGATGTACTTCTTGCCATCTACTTCCGCTATACAGTCCGGTCTAACTTTGCATTTTTCGCCTGTGGCTGCATCCGTCCAGAAGTATGACTGTTCGTGTATTCCATTAAGGAAGATACTTGCATGGATATCGTGGTCGATTACCGCTTTCATGTCCTGAAGGGTTTCGAGATCCTCTTCGGTAATGACTTCTCGTCCGCTATTCTCTTCAACGAATTTATTCCAGGTCTCTTTACCCTCTTTAGTGCGCTTGTCTACCTTTGGAGCGACAACGAACTCTTCATGGAATGTTTCCGGCTCCAATACGGCCTTATGTGTTGCCCTGCCGAATGCAAGTGCCGGAGTATCTTCCTTTGGATGTGTTGTCTCGTAGAGGAAGTGCATCGGACTTTTAGTAAGAATGGTATTCAGTTCCGATCTGCTTATTCCCTCTGCCTGTCTGTACTCTTTGTTTGTCATATTAAAAATCTCCTTGTAATTTGTTTTGGTCCGTGCTAACGTATTGGTTACAACCCATTACGCAAATAGACGTACGGAACCATTGGATTAAGCATCGATACTCTCGGTGCTTTTTCTTATGTGTGGGACTGTTTCATTAGTGAAATCATTGTGGCAGTGATATATAAGCCACTCACCAAGATGCTCCTCACTACAAAAATAGTTATCGCCGTAATGGAGCACATTCTGGCCAGGATAAACACGGCAGCCGCAAGTAACACGGATTTCGCCTTGTTTATTGAGATACTTCTTAAGAAATTCTTGCTCATTTAACATTGTTTGTCCTTTCTTCCTGTGGTAAGATAGACACAGGAAATCTATTATTGTGTGTCCAGATTTTCCATTGAGATCGTAGTTCCCGCTGCGGTCTCTATTTTTTCTTTTGCTCTCTGCAAACTCTCTATCATCCACTTACCGAACAGGATTCCTTCTTCTGTACTGTTCGTGTCCATGAATGCTGGATCATTAAGCAGAATAAGCGGATTAACATCGTGATATCCCAATGAGTGCCTCCTTTAATGAACCGATAAACTCTTCAGACTTTTCGAGGTTGAACTGCTCGTCCGTGTAGTAGTTCGTGCATAACTTGAAAATGTTCTCGATTATCTGATACTTAACATGGTTTCGTCTTTCCAACTCCTTAAGTAATAGATCCGTCTTAATGCTCTGAACTGCTCTGATCTGATAGTCTTTTGACATACCGCACATTATCTGGTCTATCTTGTCTCGTTCTGCGATAGTGAGTTCTCCGTCATATCTTGGAAAACTTTCGCTTCTTGCTTTGAATGCCATATTTTTCCCTCCTTCCTTTAGTTCTTGTAGCAAAAATACTGATTACCTACCTTCTTATAAAGGCCATCCCCCTGCATAAATTGACTTTGGAATATTACATTGTCAGGTAACTGGCTTCCGTTAATAAGAAGATATCTCGCGTTTGCGAATGCTCTCTCGTTCGGTTCTAACCAATAACCGGAACCCTTGTTCGTGCAACTGTACTGTCCTTGCTGAAATATGACCTCTTCCATCGTGTCCGGGAAGTAATCAGACTTCATTCTGTTTAGGACCACAGATCCGACTCCGAGCTGCATTTCGTCCGAGCACCAATTAGATCCCGCTTCGCCATAGATCAGATGTGCCAACATATAGACCTTGCTTTGATCCAGAAGGGTTTTTGTGTCTAACATTTCCATGTGTTCCCCTGAATCGTACACAGGCACCTTATAGATATGCTCGATTCTTAATGTCGGTGCTTCCAATGCCCTCGTATCTGTTATGACCACACACCATAACAGGATGGCTAATATCAGGTCGAATGTTGCTAACGCGTACCAGAATGCGCTTACTCGTTCCGTAGCTCGATAACCAATATATCTAACCCGAGTTCGTGCAGTACTGTGAGCAGATCTTCTAGCGGAATGCGTTCCAGGTTTCTTTCCATAACCGAATAGGTGTTCCGAGCTTTGCCGATTAGCTTTGACATTTCGGCTTGGCTCTTCCTGAAGCGTTTCCGTCTGCCAACGATCCGATCTGCGAGGTCCGCGATCTGTTGTTGCTCTTGTGTGATGAATACTTTTGCCATTCATGCGCCACCTCTCTTTAACCGTTTGAAAGTTTTTGGGTAAAAAAATAGCTGCCAATGTCGCTCTGGTCGATATCAAGTGCCTCACTCCATGTAATAATATTGCCCTGTGTGAATGATGATCTGCCTGATAACTTTGCCGTTATGCTCTGTTCTGACTGCCCGATTTTCTTTGAAAACTCGGACTGTGAGCCGTAAATCTCAATGATTCGACCACGCAACTTGTTGTATGCGAAACTCATTCATAGACCTCCTTCCATACAAAATATTGTGTTTTTCTTTGGGATGTCTTAACTTTAACATTTTGAAAGTCGCGCGTCAAGAGGTAATTTTAACTTTTTTAAAGTTGTAGTTTAATATGTTGAAATATTCGCCGATATTTTGTAATATGTACGGATAAGGAGGTTATAAGTGGATGATAAAGAAAATAGAGGAATTTAAAGACCGTTTTAACAAAGCATTATCTATGAGAGACATGAGAGCTGTTGAAGTAACCGCAAAAACGGGAATAAGTGAAGCCACTATCTCCCAATATAGGAGTGGTTATGCAAAACCAAAGGCAGATAAGCTGCAAATACTTGCTGACTGTTTGGATGTTAACCCCACGTGGCTTATGGGACTGGATGTTCCGATGGCAAATTATGATATAGCGGTTTCCCTTGATAATGGAATAGATAAAATTGTGATAGAAGATGGCTCACTTACAAAAGAGGAACAAGATCTTATACGAAAATTCCGAGCGGATGAGAAATTCCGGAACATAGTACAGGCTCTTAATGTCTATGATTCAACAGATCCTACTCCTGTACTTGCTCCAAAAGTTCCTAAACATAAGTCATACGCATATAAATACGCTCCTAATACAAAGAAAATTGCCAAACCTAGAAAATCAAAGGAAGATCTCGCATGAAAAAACAAACTCTCCCTAAAGGAGTCGAGAAACTATCTTCCGGCTCCTATCGTTATAAAAAGATGGTTAACGGCCAACTGATCCGTAAGACCTTCGACCACATCCCGAACGAGGTCGAGATATCACTTCTCATAGCAGAAAAAGCGCAGACTGTAACCGCTGACGATAGCAAAACTTTCGCTGCCTGTTGCGCGGAGTATATCAATATAAAGGAAAATGTTCTGTCCCCTGGTACGTTGAATAGTTACGAATCCATAGTCCGTAATATGTCGGATAGCTTTAAGCGGCTTAAACTCTCCCAGATCACACAGGTAACAGTCCAAAAAGAAGTGAACGACTATTCCGCGACTCATTCCGCTAAATCGACCAAGAACTTTAACGGCTTCGTAATTTCCGTTTTAAGGACATTTAAACCTAACATGGTAATTCGTACCACTCTACCGCCTAAAGACGAAAATAAGGGCATTCTGCCAAGCGAAAACGATATCAGAACGCTACTCGATGCGGTTAAGGACACAGAGTACTCAATTATCTTCCAATTAGGTGTGCTCGGACTCCGCCGATCAGAAGCGTGTGCTCTCACTCTGGATGATATTAACGGAAATGTTCTGACGATAAACAAAGCAAAGGTCAAGGGCCGTAACGGAGAATGGACTATACGGAAATATACCAAGACCGCCGAATCCACTCGGACCATTATCCTACCAGAACCGCTTGTGAACGAGATCAGGGAACGAGGATCTATTTACACCGGATCTCCCGACACTCTGCTTAAGTATCTGCATCGGCTCCAGAAGAAGTACGGCCTACCGAATTTTAAGCTGCACTCACTCCGGCATTATTTCGCATCATATTGTCATGCAAAGGGAATACCTGATGCGTATGTTAAAGAAATGGGCGGATGGTCCCCGACTTCGGATGTAATGGAAAAAGTTTATCAAGAGACGATGGATAATGAGACAATGAAGATGCAAGAGAAGATGGGAAACATATTACTATAAAATTTTTTTACCCTGTCCGTGGACAAATTTGGACAAAATGTATGTCAATACCATTGACAAACGGCTTAAATACGTTGTCATTTTAGACAGAAAAAATCCCTTGAAATCGAGGTTTTCGCCTAGAAATCAAGGGATTCTTTATTAAGCTTCCGACGGGAATCGGACAATTCGGACATAGTAAATAAATGCCGCTTTTATAATGTTTTTCAAAATCTGCGTGGACAAACGTGGACAATTCACTTTATCTTATCAATTTCCGCCCAAGTCAACGGGCCAACTATCCCATCGGATTTAAGAAAATGACTTATCTGGAAGTTCTGAACGCACAGATCTGTTAACGAGCTGAAGTAATCTGATTTAGGATCTACACCATAACCACACTTCTTAAGCTGCTTATGTAAGTATAACACATCTTCGCCTTTGCTCCCGATCCGGAGTGTCGGTCTCTTCTTATTTATAATAGAAGGAGTTGTTCCGTTATCGGAATATTTCGGTCTCGCATAAGCCACTATATTCTTGTTCCTGGATCTGGACATCACGCAGCCACCGTTATCGTTCGAGCTAACGGATGTATTCCCCTCAATGGTCTTGATGATCTTGCCATCTACACCTACAACTATACCCACATGATTCGTCCTCCGGGCATTAGTCGAGTAATGGAAGAACACAATGTCACCGGGTTTAGGCTCTTTAACGATTTGTCCTCTGCGCTCAAACCATTCAAGCATATTCAGACACGATGCGGTCTTTGGCACTAGCCCCGTTCCCTTAAAGCACCATGAAACGAATGATGCGCACCAAGGCTCACTAGCATTTCTGCCATACATCCAATTATTGTATTTGACCTGATTAGAACCGGGTGGATATTCCTTTACCCCGATTTCATTCTTTGCAATAGCAATAAGTTCATTAACTGTCATAAAAAGATACCAATATAAAAATGAAAGTGAAAAGTATTCCACCGATAAGTTTCATAGTAAAAGCCCTACCGCAAACATGGTATGTAATTTTCTATATGTGGAGAGTTACTATAAGTGGACACACGATAGGGCTTCCACAAAACACTAGGTAAGGATTTGCACCTTACATGACAATTATTTTCATCTAACCACAGCGGGGTAAATTGTCTTATAGTATATGTGTCTACCTATTCCACCACTAGTGCTTATTACCTATAATCTGTGTATATATGCCGTAGTATGTTCATGGATAAGGTAAATAGAACAAACAACCCTACCATGACCGATATGCGTTTCATTCGTCCTCGCTTTTGTTGATATCAATTCTTTTCTCAACTGCTTTACCGTCTACCCATGCTTCACAAAATGCGTAGATAGCGGCTGAAATAACTGTGCAAACACTACCGATAATGGCAAGTGTCTGATTTCCAACTATGATACCGCTTATTCCTGTTCCAAGTGATGCAAGAGCCGATGCGACACATATCCAAAACTTACGGCTCGTCC